CCTTGAACCAACCGCCTGCTGTAATTCTTGCCCGCTCCGTCGGGCTGCTCGCTCCATCGGCAGTAGTGGAGAACACTAATCTTGACGGAAGATCATTTGTTCCAGGGGTGCCATCTACTGCAGCGTGTATATATGCGCCGTCTAGATATGCCGTTCCATCATGTCCGCGAAACGCAATGTATCCCATCACGTCATCAACAGCCACTATTAAAGGCGATGCCGCTGTGCCTCTAGATTTGTTGATGCCGAAAATAGAAGTTCCAGTAGTTGCGGCGGATCTGTATATATCAACAGCCGCAGCACTAGCATCGTTTCTTACTTGAAGAGTTGATCCTGCCCCAGCACTAGAAGACGTGCCAACTAAGAGGCGACGCGAACTATCTACACGAAATGCCTCACTAGCGTTTCTGAAGATCATGTTGTTAGACGCATCAATAAAAATGTCGCCTAGCTGAGTTGTTGAATTAAAAAACTCAACAGAGCCACCACTGCCAGATGCGCCTGCCAAGCGCAGTTCTGCATAACCTGAAGATGCCGAAACATGTAATTCAGTGCTAGGACTCGTAGTGCCAATCCCTACGCGGCCTGACGTATCAATGGTCATCCTCGTTTCAGAGGACGTAATGCCATTGGTTGTAAAGGCTAAGGCTTTGCCAGAGCCAATGAATACTTCATTGCCAGAGCCAAATGAACCAAATGCACCGGTTACGGTTCCGTCAAAATAACGAATCTGGCCAGCACCAGATGTGACAACGTGTAGCGCAGCACTAGGACTACTAGTCCCCAGACCTACCCGCCCACTGGAGTCAACAAATACGCGACCAGATCCGCCGGTCGTGATTGCAAACTGGTCAGCGCCGGGGCTGTAGATGCCGGTGTTGGTGTCGCCGGTGAAGTAAATGGTTGGGCTGGCTGCACTGCCCAGCGGGATGCCAACGCCGGTAGAGATCGTTGCGGTCGGGATCGTGACGGTGCCGGTGAAGGTCGGACTGGCCAGCGCCGCAAGGCCGAGGTTGGCAGCAGTCAGATCACCGACGGTGATCCAGGCGCTGTTCGCACCATTGCGCAGCTTCAGCAGGTTGGTGCTGGTGTCCGCCCACAGCATGTAGGCGTAGGTGGTTGCCGGGGCGCTGGCGCCGCTGTTGTTGCTAACAATCGCAGCAAGCTGACCATTGATGTCGCTTCTTACGGCCGCTCCGGTTCCATTGCTGACGACATAATCCGCTTGGGGACTCATGTGCTACACCGCTTGATGGCAATGCCTAGATTCTTGCAGGATTTAGGCCGCCTTGCCATATCCCACGGTAGACCATGCGAAGTTCCTGTCGATTACAGTGCCAGCGCTGTTTCTGAATGTGACCGTGAAGCCGGTGCCGCTGACGCTAGTAACCACGAAGTAGTCGCCGGTGGCCATGTTCTGAGCAGTTATACCTACGCTCGGCAGGCTGCTGTTGACGCCGCCCAGCGCAGCGGTGCCAGTGAAGAACGGCTTGTCGAACGTGACCGTCTTGGCACCAGCCCCGCTCGCGATGCTGCCCACGCTCTGCTCCTGCCGCCTCTGGAAGGTGGCCTCGTAGCCCAGCTCATCGATCAGGATGTTCTGAGCGATGTCGTTGCTAATTAACTCGCTCTTGAACTGAAAGCCGCGCCCCTTGAAGGTTCCGTTCACGAACTCCTGCCAGCTCGACCATGTGGGCGTACCGCTGGGGTCGTCGCTGGTGCTGCGCAGGTAGAGCTTGGCATTGACGCCAGCCGCTGCAGTGCCATCCCAGTCATCCCAGCTATCAACCTCTCCGGTGCGGCTATCGATCAGATCCGATGGGAAGTAGGCACGGGTGACGAAGAACCGCTTCAGGTCAAGGCTGTAGGCAGAACCAAGGTCAAGCGTGCTGTTGAACTGATAGGTGCCGCTGCTGGCCACATCGCCAAGAATGTCGAACGATGTGATCGCATCGAAGTCGGTGATGCTGTCGATCGTGCCTGTGCCATCCAGCGTCAGAGCGTCATACTCCTCGCTGTAGAACACCGTGGTCTTGCTGCCTTGGAATGGCGGCACATCGGCATCTTCGCGGCGTGACTGCACCAGCAGATTGCCCAGCGTGTCGGGCAGGTCCACAATCACGCTGGTTTCGGTTGCTGACTGGCGGCCGCCATCATCCTCGAACTTGACCAGCACCTCGCCTTCCACCAGCGGGATGATCGCCTCGGTGGCACTACCGGCCTTGGCCTCGACCAAGTCGACGCTGTTCGCCCAGGTGGCGGTGCCATCGATCAGGTTGCTGTGGCGGATGTGGACCCGACCACCGATCTTCACGTCGAGATCAACAGTCGGATTCCACCGCAGGCGGCCGGAGTTGGCGCTGATCGCCTCGAAGGTGAGGTTCTGCACATTGCCCGGCGCTGCCGTCTTGCCGACCGCTGCGAAGCTCAGCGATGCAGGCGAGATACTGGGCGCACGCGCACCGTTGAGGCTGTAGACCCGGATCTCGTAGGTCTGCGCAGTGGTGTCGAGGATCTCGTAATCAGTACGCGGCACACTGACCGTCGTCCAGTTGCCATCCACCGGACGCCATTGCACTCGATACTCAGAGACGCCAACCACTGCGCTCCAACTCACGATGAGCTTCACGCGCACCTGGCCGTTGCTTTCGTAGATCGTCTCCGATGCCGATAGGTTGGTCGGTGCCGGGCGTGGCTCATTGAGCTGCGTGATGTCGCGGGTTTCCAGCTTGAAGCCGCGCTCGACGTAGTTGTATTTGCTGGCGTTGTACGCGATCGCGGTGACTTCGTACTGAACGCGATCGATCTCGCTGATCGTCAGCACGCGCCAAGTGCTGGTCTCGACGTTGCTGTTGCTCAGCACCCAGATGCTGTTTGCGTTCGGTGCAGTGCTGAAGGCGGAGGAGACGGTGATGTTCGCGCCAGCGATGCTGCTGATCGCCTTGGTCTCGACGGTGCCATCAGGCAGGATCACCGATAGGGTCGCGCTGCCGGTGGTCACCAGATCGGTCTCGGCGGTGTCGTCGACCGTGATCACGGTGGTGGTGGCTGCTGCGATCCGGCCACCGCGGCGCACACCAGACTTCACCGGATCAGCGATCTCAATCACCTGGCCTGGCCGCACCAACACACCGGCATCCACGGAAGTCTTGAAGGAGACCACCTCGGTTTCGTACTGCTCGGTATAGAGCAGCCACTCGCCGAGGCGGGCAGCTTGGCCGCGGCTGGTGCAGGCGAAGGCTTTGATGTTGGTGGTGATCACGCCATATTTCGCGATGGCTTCCTTGTCCTCCACCACCTCGTAGGCAATGTCCTGCGTCTCGAGATCGAGGTAGCTGATGATCGCGACCGTGTGCCTGGTCTTCAGATCCGAGCCGGTGTAGGTGAAGCCATCCGCACTGACATTGGCCAGCGTGAATAGGTAGCTGGCATCGGTCGGCTTGTCCTGGCTGATGGTCAAGCTGCCGGTGCTCCAGTACGGCATCACCCGCATCACAGAGCACAGATCGTTGATCAGCTTGTAAGCCTCCTCCTGGTTCTGGATCAGGGCATTGCAAGAGAAGCGCGGCTCGGTGCCACCGAAGCCATCGTCGACGCTGCTGGATGCGTACTGGCTGGCGGAATAGAAGGCGAACTTGTCGAGCTGGCTGGCAGTGATGTGATCGCCTAATCCCCAGCGGGTGTTCGTCAGCAGTGCGTAGAGAATCCAGGCTGGATCTGAAGTCCAGACCGCAGCGCCGAAGGTGCCATCCCATGCGCCGGCATAGCTGATGGCGCCGGTGGTCTGATCCACAGTCCCGTTGCTCGGGATCTGCACCTTCATCCCGCGGACGCGATAGGTGCGGCTAGGGATGCTGCTGAACTGCTCAGCATCCAAGCGCATCGCGACCAGGGCGCTGTTGGGATATTTCAGTTTCTGCTCAGTGATTTCGGTGTAGCTCGACCAGTAAAAGTCGTTGAGCAGGTTGGTGTCGAGGCTGTCGGCCGTGATGCGCACCACTCGCACATCAATCGGGAACGCCCCGGTGAAGCTCACCTTGTAGTCCTTCTGATATTGATCAGCGGTGCGGCCTGCGATCGTGTCATCAATGACGGTGGTGTAGCCGCCACCGTTGTATTGCACTCGGATCTGCAGGTTGATGCTGGTGCCCTTTACATCACCCTCATCGGTGTATTGCTCAAGCCGTGGCACCGTGATGGTGACTCGAACAGCGTCGACCGTAGTGTCGGTGATGGTGCGCGTGATCGGGGTGGCCTGCTCGACCTTTACCTGAACACTGCTTTCTCGCTCAATATCGGAGAAGCCGGGGATGTAGGTCTGCGCCTGCGTGCCGTAGCGAGCCTGCAGGGTGACGTTCTGGAAGTTGTAGTCGGCAGATTGTGGGTTGGTCGCATCAGCACCCTGCCGCAGGATCTGCGTGCCGTTCAGGAATACATCCTTGAGCAGTGCCCGGTTGTAGTCATCAGTGCCGCGCGTATAGGCTGCGGCCGACGGGAAGCCTTCGATCTCGCCTTCGCTCAGCAGGTCGACGAACGTCGCATATTGCTTCGAGGCCAGCGTGTCGGGATCACGAACTGGCGTCCGAGTTGGCGCGACAACGGTCTGCTGGACGACGGTTGTACCACCGCCGCCGCCGCCACCACCACCTGCACCACGGATCAGTTCGCTCATGCTTCTATCTGCACGGTGTCGATGCCGGCCGAGATCACCACGGAACCGCAGATCACTTCACCGAACGCTAAGGGCAGCGGCACACCTGCCCGGCTGGTGTTCTGAATCCCGCTGAAGCTGTAGGACTTCTGCGGATCCATCTCGGTATTCGTGGTCCCCTGTGGTCCGCTGTAGGTGCCAGAGCTGGCCAGCGTTGGCGTTGGCGTCAGCGCCTGCGAAATGCCGCCCAGGATCAGCGCGCCGCCGAGCAGACCGATCTTGGTGACGGTGGCACCAGCAAGGCCAAGGCCAAGGCCAGGGATGAAGATCGCTGCAGCGACCAGCGCAACACCAGCAAGGATCTGCCCAACGCCGCCACCAGCGCCGCCGATCACCGGAATGATCTTGATCGCATTGCTGCCAGCAGGTCCGTGCAGTTCCTCCATTCCTGCGGCATGATCGCCGACCATCACGCGGTAGTGCCGCCCGTCTTGGCACATGTGCCGCTCGATTTGCGGATAGTTGGCCAGCAGGAATCGAATCGCCTCTGCTGCACTATCAACGGCCGCCATGAACTTGCGCCGTCCGAGGAACTTGGCCAGCTGCCCATACACTCGGATCTCGCGCAGCATGGCAGTTCTCAGCCTTCGGTCAGTTTATCGGCGTCGCGATGGCGAAGTCTACGGCCGGTGCAATTTTGCAGCCAACCGCCGTACAGATCACGACTCGAGAGGCGACCGCGGAGATGGTGCAGCACCAACTGATCACCGATATACACACCGCAGTGGTTGAGGCCGCTGCCTTCGATATTCATCAGCAGGCCATCGCCAAACTGCAGCGGCTCCTCCTCCGGCAGTTGATAGAAGCCAGCATCCTTCCAGAAGCCATCAAATAGCGGCTGCGATTCAAAATCTGCATGGGTGGCCGGTCGATCCCAATCCGGTAGATCGATGCCGTGCTCGCCGTACCAGTCACGCACCAGTGTCCAGCAGTCGCTCACATCCCACACCCAGCTCCGGCCGATGAGCGGTGCCTTGTAGCCAGTGGGGTGCGTTTCAGACCAGGCTTCAGTCTTGGGGTTGTAGATGAACCAAGGCAGGCCGGTGGCCTCGATGCTGATCAGATCGGCCTGGCTCGGTTCTGGCTGCGTCACCGGATGGCTATGGAAGACCGCTACGACTTCCCCCGCCTCCTCAGCAGCCGCATAGTCCTCAGGAGAGAGGACGAACTGTGTGCCATCTTGATCCAGATTGCAGCAAGGCCAATAACGGCGACGGCCTTTGATAACGACCACCAAGCCGCAAGCCTCACGCGGATCTTCCTCGGCCGCATGAAGTGCGGCGTCATCTTTCCAGCTCATACGGTGTAGGCGCCGATGCCAGGGAAGCTGCCATAGGGCAGCTCGGAGGTCGCCCCGAACCGTAGCTTGCAACTGTTGAGGCGCTTGCCGCATACATCAGCGGCCAGGGTTCCGACCACGTTGTCGTTCGCATCCCAATAGTTGCTGCCGGTGTAGCCGCACTCTGTCGAGCGGTAGACCCATTGGCAGATATTCGCGATGCACTGCCGCTTCGGCGCACGCACACCTACCAAGTCGAACGCCGCGGCCAGCTCGAACTCCACTATCTGCCGGCTCTCGGATGATTTGCGCGCGATCTTGTAGACCTCCCGCGGGAACTCAGCGGTCGGGTCCGGCGTGCCGTATGGGTTGGTTCCGCCGGTGAAGTTGGCGCCATCGATGTAGCGCGCCATGGTGCGGATCCTGGTCAGCGTTGCCCCTGTCAGATCATTGCCGGCAGTGGTGGCATTGACTGTCGCGAGGATCGTCGTAATGCTGCCGAGGATATTGCTCACCTTGATCTTCGGCCGCGGCAGGCTGCCGGTGCCTGTGTATTCAAATCCTTCGGCCTCGACCGGGAACCGCTGATAGCTGTTGCTATTCCAGACCAGTTCACCGTTGGCGTCCATATTGCTGCCGGCGTGGAAGCGGTACACCGTGTTGCTGCCATGTAAAGCGGTGACAAGCTGCAACTCAAATAGCTCGATGATGCTGCTCGGCGCGATCTTCTGTAGCTCTGAGACGGGTATCGCCATGGCTACGGCTCGAACACCTCGATGAAGGTGGCAGTGATGTTATTGAAGTTGCATGAGCGCAGCGTGGTCTGCCACTCCCTGCAGATGTATTTGCCAGCAGTACCGCTAGGTGGTGTCCAGTCAAAGCTCTCGACGCCAGCTCGGGCATCTAAGAAGGCCGTGATGTTGTCGCGCTCGGTGTCGGTGCGGTTTAAAAAGTTGAGCTGCCACTCCTTGCCATTGCGATGCAGGCCAAAGCCGACGCGATGCTGGTAGCCATCACCTGCCTCGAAGGTGACCACCCGTGGCTTGCTGATCTCAGTGGCCTCGAAGCTGGGCGTGTAGGAGAAGGTAGCCATTAGTTGAGCAAGCCTCCTGGGCGCTTCTGAATCACGATCTCATTCTTGACGGCTTCGCTAATTGCCCGGCCGAACTCGGCGCCCTTGGCGTTATCACCTTGAACGCTGGTGCCGCTCGCGTCAACATTCACCACCACACTCACACCGCCGCCACCGTTGGCAGCCTGCACACCGAGGCGGCCATCACGGCCGCGGCGTAGCGGCATAATCGCCTCAGGTCCAGCTTCGCCCATCAGACCAATGCCCTTGGCGAAGGGGAACATCGTCGGCTTGTCGACGATGCCGCCACGGGCGAACTTCTGGATGCCGTTCTGGGCGAAGACGTTGCCCATGGCGCTCCTAGGGATATTGAACAAATCCATCACGCCACCCACTAGTGGCCTAATGATTGCCTGCCGAATCGCGATGCGAGCAATGTCGGCGATGATGCTATTGG